TACGACGAGGCGTGGGCGCTGGCTGCTGAGGAGGACCGGGAGAAGGCTGCTGTGCGGTTCGTTCCGCGTCGCCAGTACTTGGGTAGCGGCACCTAATGGCCAATCGGTTTGCTTCAGGCAAAAACGCCATCGCGATGTGCGACAGGTGTGGGCAGCGCTTTAAGCTAACCGAACTCAAGACGGAGATCATCAAGACCAAGCGGTACCAACTGCTGGTCTGTGGCTCTTGCTGGGACCCTGACCATCCGCAGCTCCAGTTGGGTATGTACCCAGTGGATGACCCACAGGCGCTAAGAAATCCTCGCCCTGACAGTACGTATCAGATTGCCGGTACGGGGCCGGATGGGTACACTACGGGTGGTAGCCGGATCATCCAGTGGGGGTGGAATCCTGTAGGTGGATCATCGTTTTTTGATGCGGCGCTGACACCTAATAACCTAGTGTTGTCGGTACAAATTGGCACGGTAACGGTTGCAACGACGTAAGGAGTCAATCATGGACAAGAAGCAAGTCAAGGCGATTGCCGACACTGAGGTGAAGGCTCACGAGAAGCGTATGCACCCCGGTGCCAAGAAGATGAAGGCTGGTGGCAAGACCAACGCCGACATGCTCAAGTACGGGCGCAACATGGCTAAGGTCATGAACCAGCGCAGCGTTGGTCGCGGAGGTTAATATGCCAACCTACAAACAACCTAAGACGGTGGCATCCCCTGTTGTGGGTCAGATGCCGGTAAAAGAGGCGCTCAAGAAGAACGTCTCAATTGTCAACGAGCGTTCAAACGAGTATCCCGGCGTGAAGACCTCGGGCATCAAGATTCGTGGCACCGGCGCAGCTACCAAAGGCGTGATGGCTCGCGGGCCTATGGCTTGAGGATGGTATGAACTACGCCGCGTTGGTCACCGCTATTCAGGACTACACTGAGAACACGTTCGATTACTCGACGACGCCGTCGATCATCAACACGTTTATTACTCAGGCTGAGCAGCGCATCTACAACACGGTGCAGTTCCCCTCGCTCCGTAAGAACGTGACGGGCGCGGTGACCACGTCGAACAAGTACCTGTCCTGCCCGGATGACTTTCTCTCCGTCTACTCCATGGCGACGATTGATGCGTCTGGCAACTACGAGTACATGCTCAACAAAGATGTGAGCTTCATTCGTCAGGCATACCCGAACCCCACGACTAGCGTCGGTGCTCCCAAGTACTATGCGCTGTTTGGCCCCACGACCACTTCAGGGTCTCCTCCCACGCCAACCAATGAGTTGAGCTTCATCCTCGGCCCCACGCCTGATGCGGCTTACGCGGTCGAGCTTCACTACTATTACTACCCGACATCCATCACGACTGCTTCAAGCGGCACTACGTGGCTTGGGGACAACTTCGATACCGTCCTGTTGTACGGATCGCTGGTTGAGGCATACACCTACATGAAGGGCGAAGCAGACATGATGGCCCTGTACTCTCAGCGGTACAGCGAAGCGCTGTCTCAAGCCAAGCGTCTGGGTGATGGTCTGGAGCGCAGCGATGCGTACCGCAGTGGTCAGGCGCGTCTGGCCCCGCTGCCGCAGAATAACGGAGTTGCCTGATGGCCTTCACAGGTAACGTCACCTGCAACACGTTCAAAACGGGCCTGCCGAGCGCCTCGTTTAACTTTGGCTTGGACACGTTCTACATCGCGCTGTACACCAACGCAGCTACGCTGGACTACTCGACCACAGCTTATACTGCTACAGGTGAAGTTGTTGCGTCTGGCTACACGGCTGGCGGCAGCCCTCTGACTGTGACGGTGACCCCTACGACGGGCGGTTCGGGCACGGTGTCCTATGTTTCGTTTTCCAACGTGTCGTGGACAGGTGCGTTTACAGCGCGTGGCGCGTTGATTTACAAGCCCGGGGATAACGGTGCCGTCTGTGTGCTGGATTTTGGAAGTGATAAGACTTCCACGACGACGTTCACGGTGCAGTTCCCCGCCGCCACCAATACATCAGCAATCATCCGCATCGCATAAGGAGCGCCCATGTCTCTCGTAACAACCACCAAAGGCGAAATGGAGGAGTCTCTCCTTGAAAAAAGGGAAGGCTCCTTGGATAATGACAACGAGACCACGACGTGGGTTGAGTACTGGCTTGAAGGCGAGTTGGTCCACCGCTCTGTTCACGTAACGCTCAAGAAAAATGTCTTCGCAGACGGCATCGCTGCGATGCTTGCTTAACCCACAAGGAGCCCTATCATGGCAAACGCTCAAGCGATGACTACGTCCTTCAAGGGCGAGTTGCTCAACGCATATCACAACTTCAGCGCGACCAACCCGGCTCGTACCGTCAACACGGCGGACGCATTCAAAGCCGCGCTGTATCTCACGACTGCTACCATCAACGCGGCCACCACCGTGTACACCACCACGGGTGAAGTGTCCTCGTCTGGCACGAACTACACGGCTGGCGGCATCGCCATCACTAGCTGGAATGCTCCGACGACCTCGGGCACGACCGGGTTTACCACGCCCACGGCCAGCTTCGTTTATACGAGTGTCACGCTGACCTCCGCGTTTAACTGCGTTCTGGTCTACAACAGCACTCAAGGTAACCGTGCCGTGAGCGTACACACCTTCGGTGATCAGACCGTGACCTCTGGTACGTTCACTCTGACCATGCCGACTAACGACGCGTCGAACGCACTGATTCGTCTCGCGTAACGGGGCACGGGGTAACCCCCGTGTAGCGTATGTTTAGCAACGCCCCGTTTTCAACCGTCCCCTTTAGCTCGCTACCAGCGGGGGGCGGTGATGTCACTGTTGCCCTCACTGGTGTATCTGCCACAGGTGCGGTTGGCATACTCACGCCAACTACTTCGAAGGCCCTTACCAACGTTCAGGCTACAGGCACGGCAGGGTCTGTTGCAGATGCTCCCCGTCTTATCCCTATCAGTGGCGTTCCGGCCACTGGTGATGTTGGGTCTGTAACCCCTTCGCTCAGCGTTGCTCTTACCGGCGTACCTGCCACGGGCGTTGCCGGGACTGTCGCTCCCGCCCTCAGTGTCGCGCTAACTGGACAGGCATCCACGGGCGCTGTTGGCTCGGCCAGCCCAGTCACCACTGTAGCAATCACAGGCGAAGCGGCTACTGGTGCCGTTGGCAACGTCACGGCCACGGTTTCTGCTGCTATCACGGGCAACTCGGCCAGTGGGTCAGTAGGCAGCGTCACGCCGTCTACCTCTGTAGCGATCACAGGTCAAACGGCTACTGGGGCGGTTGGAACTGTTTCTTCCGGCGGCACATCCGTTGCCCTCACCGGAGTCGTTGCGGCAGGAGAGGTCGGGTCCGTTAGCCCCACCGGGTTCACGCAACGAGAGATTAGCGGCGTCGCCGCCACGGGCACAGCGGGTACTGTTGGAGTCTCCACAACCGTAGCCATCACAGGCAATGCCGCCACGGGCGCAGTCGGTACTGTTCTAGCCGGGCAGGGGATCACGGGTAACGCCGCCACGGGCGCGGTGGGCTCTGTCTCTGCGGCCACCACTGTTGCAATCACTGGTGTTTCCGCAACTGGAGAGGTTGGTACTGTTCGTGCTGCCCCAGTGCTGTCCGGGGTTCAAGCCACGGGTTCCGTGGGCAGTGTTGATGTTTCGCTTTCTATCGCCCTGACTGGGGTGTCTGCAACGGGGCAGGCCGGGTCTGTTACTGTTGCCGAGCGTCAGCTTGGGCTGTCTGGGGTATCTGCCACCGGCCAAGTGGGCATCGTCAAAGAGGTCATCTCTGACGTAGTAACAGGCGTTGCTGCTACCGGGCAGGCAGGTACGGTCGCCCCGGGTATCACTATTGGCCTGACGGGGGTCTCTGCCACAGGCCAAGTTGGCTCAGTAGTCCGCACTGTCCCGCTCACCGGCGTGGAAGCCCTCGGCCAAGTTGGCACGGTGGGGGTGGATATAACTGTCGCTCTGACGGGCGTCTCTGCGGCGGGGCAGGTTGGCGATGTCAGCACGGGCCTTAGCCAAGCAATCACTGGGGTCGAGGCCGCAGGCGCTGTTGGCAATGTAGCCAACGAGATTTCACCGACACTGTCTGGCGTCTTGGCAACGGCTGCGGTGGGCAGTCTGGGGGTTCAGAGGACCAACCAGATTCTGGGTGTTATTGCTCAGGGTGTCGTGGGCAACGTCGGTGTGCAGTGGGCAGTTATTGATGACAGCCAAACCGCGAACTGGCAAAATGTGAACACTGCCGCTGGCTCTAGCTGGACTCAAATAGGCACTGCCCAGACCGCAGGCTGGCAGAACATAAACAACGCTTCTGGCACTAGCTGGAGTACGGTGGATACCGCCCAGACCAGCGACTGGGTGCTGATTGATACGACATAGGATCGAAGATGGCACTTGTCCTAGCAGACCGCGTCAAAGAGACGACCACGACCACGGGCACCGGCACGATCACGCTGCTGGGCGCAGTCACGGGCTATCAGTCCTTTGCGGCCATCGGTAACGCAAACACGACCTACTACGCCATCATCGGCCCCACGACCGAGTGGGAAGTGGGCATCGGCACGTACACGTCCTCTGGCACGACGCTGTCCCGGGACACGGTTCTATCGTCAAGCAACGCAGGTTCGCTGGTGACCTTCTCTGCGGGCACCAAAGATGTCTTTTGTGATTACCCTGCCACCCGTGCTGCTCAAGGTGCTCAAGGGTACGTAGAGAACTCCGCAACCATTTCCGTGTCCTCAACCATCAACTCGGGCAACAACGCCATGTCCTCCGGCCCGGTGGCTATCGCTTCGGGCATCACAGTCACGGTGCCTTCTGGCTCTGTTTGGACGGTGGTGTAAATGGCTAATAGATACTGGGTGCTTGGAGGAAGCGGTGTCTGGAATACCGCTGATACCAATAACTGGTCTACCACGCCCGGAGGAACTAGTGGCGCGTCTACGCCGACGTCGGTAGATGATGTATTTTTTGATCGAGGTGCAACCTACACTGTAACGACTAGCAGCGCTCAATGTAGAGATATTACAGTTTCTGCCGGGACTGTTACTTTTACTATGTCTACGACAATGAACATTAGCGGTTCTTTGTCGTTTACGGCAGGTACGGTGGCCTCATGGGGTACTCAGAGTACCACATTCAACTCCACCACAACCGGCAAGACAATTAATACCGGCGGAACGCAGTTAAACTGCAACGTAACTTTTAACGGCGTAGGGGGAGGGTGGACACTAGGAAATAACCTTACTATCGGCACCACTTCCACTTTATCTTTTCTTGCCGGTACTTTTAGCACTTCGGCAACTAACTACAACATTAGTTGCGGAGTATTTTCAACCACTGGGGCAGCTGTAAGAAACCTTTCTTTTAACAGTTCTACCATAACATACGGCGTAGGCACCAGCGGGTCAATTTTTACAGTCACTAATAACGCTAACTTAACTTTCAATGCATTATCGGCCACATTTACTACGGCTCAAGTAGCGAGTTTAACATTTGCTGGAGGCGGCTATTCCTACGGAACCGTTTCTTTTACTAACGCCGCGCAAACC